CCAAAGCGATATATTGTGAGCATTGGTAGAAAGATTCTAATCGTCACACACGACTATTTCGTGGCAAAGCGATTAGAAAACGAAATCGTTAGTTGTAAAATAACTAACGAAAACTTTAGCGTAATTGTGGAGAAAAGCAAATGAGTCTATTCGCTGGTTTAAGATCAATGGTCGCCGATGGTGCAGATGGTTCTATCTCATCTAAGCGTGTAATTACGACACTAGCAACTTTCTTGGTTGCTCTTGCGTTTTTATTAAATCTATTTGCTGGAATGACTGTCGATAAAAATATGTATGATTCAATGATGATGATTGTTATTGCTGGACTTGGTACTACTGTTGCGGAGAAATTCGCTAAAAAATAATATATTAGGAGTTTAAAATGGGTACATTAGTTGTTGTTTTATTGCTCGCTGTTGCTGGTTGGATTGTTTGGAAATTAGTTAAAGATCCAGACAAGAACGATGATGGCGTTGTTGACGCAAAGGACGTCGTTGCTGCTGCAAAAGAAGTTGCTGTTGAAGCAAAGGTTCATGCAGAAAAGACAGCAGAAGTTGCTGTTGAAAAAGTCAAGAAGGCACGCAAGCCAAAGGCACCAAAAGCATGAAGAAGTTAATTGCTCTCGCAGCACTAACTCTTTCTGCAGTCACATTAGCAAACCCTTATGATTACAAAGTCGTAAAGGTTGCTGATGGCGACACGGTAGTGTTTGAAGCACCATTCATGCCAAAGCCACTCAAGCCGCAATTAAGTTTGCGTGTAATGGGCGTTGACACTCCAGAAAAAGGAGCACGCGCTGGTTGCCCAAAAGAAGCAGCTGCTGCCGAAGCAGCAAGTGCCTTTACAAAAAACCTAGTCGCAAATGCAAAATCAATTCAAATCGAATTGAAGGAGCACGACAAGTTTGGTGGACGTGTGCTTGGCGACGTGATTATTGATGGTCAGAAACTTTCTGAACTTCTAATCAAGAACGGTCACGCTCGTGCATACTTTGGCGAAAAGAAAGCCAGTTGGTGTGATTAATGTTTATATTCTCGCAAGTATCTGTACCGTTCATTTGGATGCTGCGGATACTTGCAGAATTCTTTAGACACATTTCTCTTGGCTGCTTTTGGTTGTATGAGAAGTTGCTTGGTGCAAGCATGTGGTTGAATGATCTAACTGAAGCAGACGTTTGGTCGAGGGATTAATCTATGTTGATACCATTACCCTATAAGATCCTCGCTGTGGTTCTTGTAGTCGGCGGCGCATTTGCTGCTGGCTACAAAAAAGGTACAGACGCAGGTGAAGTCATGATTCAAAAGGCTGCAAACGAAGCAGAGCAATTGAAGATTGAACTTGAAAAAGAACAAAACAATATCAAAGAGCGTGTTGTGACTGAGTATGTCGACAAGATCAAAGTCGTGACTCAGAAGGAAACAATTTATCGTGATGCTGCAGATAAACAAGTTCCTGGCAAGTTTAACTTAACAAACGGTTGGGTTTACTTACATGACACAAGTATCAAGGGTGAAGAATTAAATCCTGATATGGCATCAGATGACACTGACTCTATTGTGAAAGATAACCAAGCACTTGGAACTGTTCTTGCCAACTATTCTGTTTGCTTGCAAAATGCGCAACAGTTAGTTTCGCTTCAGTCTTGGATTCTTGAGACAAAGGCTGCTGTTGATAAACAAAATGCAGAGCGTGGTTTGGATATTAAGTTACCTGATATGCCGTGGAAGAAGAAGGAGGCAGCAAAATGAAATACCTTGTAGCACTTTCTTTTCTACTTCTTGCTGGATGCGGAAATCCATTAACTCGATTGGTTCCAAAGATTGAAATGCCTGAGCCACCAAAAGAGTTGATGACACCGCCAAAAACACTTAAAACAATTGTTCCACCTGCTCCTGCTCAAAATGTCCCACCTAAGTGACAATGGGTTTGGATATTTCCAGCATCTGATTCGTGCTTGGAGATTGAGCCTGATTCTGTTTGTCCATGGCTTGTTTCCAAATATTTGGCAAACAAAAGCCAGCGATGAAATTTGTAAAAAAACAAAGACACGGAAATATCTTTTAGAAAAACACTACGGAATTAAAAATGATTGACTTCGAGGCGAGATTAAGTAAAATAGAGACTGATGTCGCTGCAATGAAAGAAAAAGTTTCTTTCTTTACAGTCATCTACGAGAAGTTTGACAAAACTCTTGAGAAACTCGACGAGCGTCAAAATGAAGATCGCAAAGAGTTGCAATCTATGATGGACGAGTTACGCACAGATATTGTTCAAGAGATGAAGTCATTGCGCGAAGACATGGCTGCGCAACATGCAGTTGAAAAACAAAAGATCGAAGATCTCAACAAATGGCGCTGGCTTGTTATGGGCGGTGCTGTTGTTATTGGTTGGATCATTTCTAAATTAGGATTGCCGTTTGAAATCAAATAATCATGCTAATTTATTATGTAAATGATATTCCGAAAGATCTTGCAGATAAAGTGGAGCAGTATATTTTGTCTCCAGATATCTCATGGTCTTATACAATATCGACTTTGAGTCCTGAAGTGATAACAGATGAGAACTTTGTGTCTGATGAATTTATAGTAAATGATCATGCAATGATGAGTCATGTAATTTATTCTTCAGATTCTGTTAAAAGCAAGTCATATGACGCCATTAAAGGTCTGTCAGATTACCTTATTAAATCTTTTGAATCTAATTTCATTTACAAGAAATTAGATTTACGTCGAATAATCGCAGTAATGAATTTATCTCAAAAAAGTGCAGAAGGTACAATCCAACAACCACACACAGATGTTAATTTTGCTTCAGAATTGGGTATATCAAATTACTACAGTTTTTTATATTATCCAATAACTTGTGACGGTGATACTTATTTTTTTGAAACTAAAAAAAATTATAAAAATAAGTTGATTGCAAAATCTTCTCCAATAAAAGGTACTGGGGTTTTATTTTCTTCACACATGAATCATGCAGGATCATTACCTGTTTATAGTAAAAGAAGAATCATTATAAATTTTGTTTTTGAGGCTTTATAGTTATCAATGTTAATTTATTATGTGAATGATATTCCAACAGACCTTATAGATAAGGTTGAAGAACATGTGTTATCTGCAGATGTGCCATGGTGCTACCAAACATTTACGATAGGTAAAGAAGAGAAAAGGTTACAAAAACCATTTATTTCAAAAGAATTAATTGTAAATGATCATCCCATATTTCACTCATTGATGTATTGGGCTGGAAAAAAGTATGATTCAATGAATGTTGTTTCAAATTTGTCTGATTATTTGATAAATTATTTCAAACAAAATTTAATACAAGAAGAACTCAATCTTGGTAGAGTGTTAGCAAACATGACTTTACCAAGAAAAAGTGCAGAAGGAACAATACAGCAGCCACACACAGATTGTGCTATAGGAGAACCATACTATAGTTTTTTATATTATCCAACTGATAGTGATGGTGACACTTATTTTTTTAACAATGATAATGAAATAATTGCAAAGGCAAGTCCATTAAAAGGAACAGGAGTGTTATTCAATTCAGATATAACTCATGCTGGTTCGCTGCCTGTGCATAATGAACGAAGAATTGCAATTAATTTTATGTTTGAAAGATTGAAATATTTTAAACAATGATGTATGATGTTATGTCATGAACAACTTATGTGATGTATGTCCGTTTATATTGATAGAAAATTTCTTGGTTTTGTTTCATCTAAATTAGAGCAGTTTAAAGAGAAGAAAACTGATCTCTACAATTTTAGATGTCCATATTGCGGTGACTCGAAGAAAAACAAGTTAAAGGCTAGAGGCTATGTTTATCGCAAGTCCAACGACTACTTCTTCGTCTGCCACAATTGCAGCAAGTCTACGACGTTTGCGAAATTTCTGGAGCACGTCGATGGTACAACCTATAAGCAGTATATCCTCGAACGATATGCCGCTGGTGAAACAGGATACGGCACTAACGTCAAAAAGCCTAATTTCGAACAACTCAAGGGAAACGCCCACTCCAGGTTCCAGTCTACTCTCAACAACTCCAGAGGAGATTCAACAGAATCTAAAGGCTTGGAGAGAACATGGCGAACGTATACACATTATAGTGTAGCAAATTTACCCGAAGAGCACTATGCTCGAGCCTATATAAAAAAGAGGAAGATTCCAGAGAAGTATTGGGATGAGATTCTTTTTGTTCCAAAATTTCTGGATTTCCTAGATACAGAGTTCCCCCAACACGGTAAAGACGAGGTTCCGAACGACGATCGTATTGTTCTTCTTTATACAAATGAAAAAGGAGAAATAACGAACGTCGCAGGAAGGGCTTTGTCTGACACCAAGATTCGTTACGTTACGGTCAAGATCTCAGATGAGAAGAAGGTGTTTGGATTGCATCGCTTGCGTAAGCAAGAACGTATCTATGTCTTGGAAGGACAGTTTGATTCTTATTTTGTTGAGAATAGCATTGCCTCTGGTGATAGTAATTTGGGCGGCGTGGCAGCAATTTTCCCAGAACTAGATACTGTTCTGGTTTATGATAATGAGCCACGCAATCGTGACATTGTAAAACAAATTGAGAAATCAATTGACAGAGGATACAAAGTTTGTTTGTTTCCTGCAAGTGTTGCAGGAAAAGATGTGAATGAGATGATACAAAATGGCTTTACTTCTGAGGAAATAAAGAGTATTATAGATAACAATACATTCAGTGGGTTAGCAGCCAAACTGAATTTTAGTAGTTGGAAAAGGTGCTAAGATGACACTATCAGATCAAGGTTTAGAAATTGTTTTAAATCCAATAGTACAAGTGCGCCTTTCTCACTACAATAACATGTGGTATGTTGAGTACAAGCGCAAGCCAAAATATTATTTTGATCAGTGGTGGTGGTTTGACGACAGCACACATGCAGAGTATACTGACGCATACGTTAGAGCACAAACTCTCGCCGCACAAGGTGGCACAAAGGAAATTAAACCAAAACAAGTACAAGTATTTAATGTAGCGAGCGAATAATCATGAAAGTAAAATTGATTTCTTATAGCAAGCCAGTTCTTGAGGGATTGGATACGCCAACGGACCTTGTTGCCTTCTGCGCAAGAGTGTCCAATCCCTCCAACCAAATGAATAGCGAGACTGCTGAAAAGTTGATCAAATATTTGGTCAAGCATCAGCATTGGTCTCCTCTTGAAATGGCAACAATGTGTCTTGAAATTGAAACAACAAGAGACATTGCACGCCAGATTCTGCGTCATCGCAGTTTCTCATTTCAAGAATTTTCTCAGCGTTATGCTGACCCAACAAAAGATCTTGAGTTCACCACACGACAAGCAAGGTTGCAAGACCCAAAAAATCGCCAGAATTCTATTGTTGATGGAATTGATGTGATGCTTCAGTATGAATGGGATCAAAGACAAAGAGATTTTATCGAACAAGCAAAAATTCTTTATACATGGGCAGTTCATAATGGAATTGCCAAAGAACAGGCTCGTGCTGTTCTTCCAGAAGGTTTGACCATGTCAAGAATGTATATGAACGGAACCTTGAGATCATGGATTCACTATATACAACTCCGAAGCGGAAATGGCACTCAACTAGAACATATGGAAATTGCGAAAGAGTGCGCAAAAGTTATCGCCGAGGTTTTCCCACTTTCAACGCAATTTATCGCAACAGAATAACAAGGAGCAGATGATGACAACTAGACTTCCAAGCATCTATCAAGATTTTATTCATATTTCTCGCTATGCACGCTTCAATGACGAACTAGGTCGTCGCGAGACATGGGATGAGACTGTAGATCGCTACATTCGATTCTTCCAAGAGAAGACAAATAACAATAAGAAAGTTCCATGGGAAGAATTGCGTGAAGCCATTCTTGGTCTAGAAGTCATGCCATCAATGCGTTGCTTGATGACTGCTGGTCCTGCTCTAGAAAAAGATCAAGTTGCTGGATATAACTGCTCATATGTTGCGATTGATACACCAAAAGCATTCGACGAAATCATGTACATTCTTATGTGCGGAACTGGCGTTGGATTCTCTGTTGAGTCAAAGTATACAAACAAACTCCCAGAAGTGCCAGAAGAATTGCATGAAACAGACACAACTGTTGTAATTGCTGATTCCAAGATTGGTTGGGCTTCAGCATATCGTGAAATCATTTCGCTTTTGTACTCTGGAAAGATTCCAAAGTGGGATGTATCAAAAGTACGTCCAGCAGGTGAGCGACTCAAGACATTTGGTGGTCGCGCGTCTGGTCCAGAGCCACTTGTAGATCTCATCAAGTTCACATTAAATATTTTCCAAAAGGCACGTGGTAGGAAACTATCAACGTTGGAGTGTCATGACATCGTATGTAAGATTGCGGATATTGTTGTTTGCGGTGGTGTTCGCCGTTCTGCTCTCATTTCTCTTACCGACCTCAACGATGACCACTTGCGCCACGCAAAGTCAGGAGATTGGTGGACACTTAACGGACAGAGAGCGTTGGCAAACATTTCAGCGGTGTATGATAAACAGGTAGATATGGACACGTTCATGAACGAATGGCATGCATTGTACATGTCTCGTTCAGGTGAGCGTGGTATCTTCTCGCGTGCTGCATCACAGGCTGTTGCTGCGAAGAATGGTCGTCGTGATCCAAAGCATGAGTTTGGAACAAATCCATGTTCTGAAATTATCTTGCGTCCATTTGAATTCTGCAATCTTTCTGAGATTGTTGTTCGCGCAAATGATGATGTTGATTCGTTGAAGCGCAAAGCACGTCTTGCCACAATCATTGGCACATTACAATCAACACTTACTGACTTCCGTTATATCAACAAGCGTTGGAAAAATAATTGTGATGAAGAACGTTTGTTGGGTGTATCTCTTACAGGTATTTGTGACAGCAAACTTCTAAATAAGCCGTCACAAAAACTCGCGGAGGCATTGGATGCGATACGCACGCATTGTGTGGAGACGAATAAGGAATTCGCCGACATATTGGGTATACCAGCATCGGCTGCAATCACTTGCGTTAAACCTTCAGGCACTGTATCACAATTGGTTGACTCGGCATCAGGCATTCATCCTCGTTATGCACAATACTATATCCGCCGTGTTCGGGCTGACATGAAAGATCCGCTTGCTCAGTTTATGATTGACAAGGGATACAAGGCTGAGGAAGATTTCTACAGCAAGTCAAACTGGGTGTTCTCGTTCCCAATGAAAGCCCCAAAGAACTCTGTAACACGCAATGATATGACTGCGATTGAGCAGTTGGAACTTTGGAAGATCTATCAGGATCACTGGTGTGAACACAAGCCATCAATCACCGTATACGTTGGTGATGATGAATGGATGGAAGTTGGTGCATGGGTGTATAAGAATATTTCAATTCTCTCTGGCGTTTCATTCTTGCCACGAGACAATGGTTCTTATCGCCAAGCACCATACGAAGAAATTGATGAGGTCAAGTATAACGAACTTCTTGGACTCCAGAATGTTGACATCAACTGGACTGAGTTCATGGAGGAAACGGATACAACAACTTCAGCAAAAGAACTTGCATGCTCTGCAGGTGTATGTGAAATCTAAGAGGTAATACGATGACACCAGAAGAAGAAAAAACAGCAAAGAAAGCAGAGAGCGAAAAACGAATTGCTGACTGGAAAGCAACTAATCCTGAAAGATTTGCTGAGATCCAAAAAAAAGCAAAGGAAACTGTGGATAAGTTTCTTGAAGAACGTAAGGTTTTAAGAGAAACAAATCTAGATGCTTATATGAAAATTATTAACAATGAACCACAAGCATCTAGAGATCCAGCGCTGCTTCTTGCTAAAGAAGAAAGAAATCTTGTGGCTACAGAAATGCGAAATGATTTGTTAGAAAAGAGAAAAAGTGGTAAATAAAGTAAAGTTGGTAGTTGAGTTAATTTAAAAATCTAAAAGGAGATAAAAATGTCAAAGTCAATTCTAGTCGGTCTTATTGCTCTTGGTCTAGTTGCATGTGGTGGTGAGGCTCCAGCACCTGCTGAAGCACCAGCCGCTGAAGCAACTGCTGAGGTTGTTGAGGCTGCTCCTGCTGCTGACGCTGCTGTTGAAGCTGCTCCAGCCGCTGATGCTGCTGTCGTTGAGGCACCAGCCGCTCAATAATTATTTGAGGTGATTTGTGAAGATAAGCGTGATTACACCAACGCATCTTAAAAATGCGTTTATAACTGAACTATATCATAGCCTACGGACCCAAACCTATGAAAATTGGGAATGGGTTTTATTTTTGAATGGAGGTGCAACTCCAGATCAAATTGATGATTATGTAAAGACTGATCCACGTGTAAAAATCTTCACAAGTGAAGATCCAAATACAAGTATTGGGTTTAACAAAAATAAAGCATTTCACCTGGCAACAGGTGAAGTGCTTGTTGAAATGGACCATGATGATCTTCTTACAACAGACTGTTTGGAAGAACTCGTAAAGGCATACCAAGAAAATCCAGATGTTGGATTTGTCTACAGTGATGATGCACAATGGTATCCTGATAAAGAAGATTTGAATCAGTTTACTGCATCATGTGGATGGACAGCCAGAGTTGTTGAGTGGGAAGGAAAGAAACTGATTGCTCATGATAGTTTCCCACCAACAAGCCGATCAATGTCTTTTATATGGTATTCTCCAGACCATATCCGCTCTTGGAGAGCATCATTTTATAAGTCAATCGGTGGGCATAATCCTGCATTTAGTGTTTGTGATGATCATGAACTTATGATCCGAACTTATCTTAATACAAAGATGCATCATATTCCAAAGGTTCTGTATATCTACAGAATCACTGGACAAAATAGTTACCTTCTTCGCAATCAACAAATTCAAGAAACAACAGTCGAATTGTTTAAGAAGTATGCGTGGGATCTTGCATGCAAAGACGCGAAAGACCAAGGATTGCATATTGTTGAACTTGGTGGTGGTATTGATCCAAAACCTGGATGTAACATTAATATTGATTTAGAAGATGGGAACTTTAAGTGGGATTTGAACCAAGGTATCCCACTACCAGACAATTCAGTCGGTGTAATTTACGCTTCCCATATTCTAGAACACTTACACGATAAACATAAAATTCTTTCTGAGATTTATCGCGTTCTTGTTGATGGTGGTTGGGCATTTATCCAGGTTCCGAGCACTGACGGTCGAGGAGCATTTCAAGATCCAACACATGTGAGTTATTGGAACGAAAATTGTTTTTGGTATTATATTGATAAGAACTATGCTCGCTTCATTCGCAATGATAAAATTAAATTTCAAGCCTTCAGATTGGAAACATTTTATTGGGAGCCAAGAGAAAGTAACATTGCGATCACTGATGCTTGGCTCTGTGCAGTTAAATCAGATAAGAGAAGACCGCATCTATTGGTAATATGAAAAAGATTGCTATTTTTTACCATGTTTATCAATATGGTGGTTGGAAAAATATTTTTGCAGAACAAATTAATCGCCTTCAAAGAAACGGTTTACTTGATGCTGCAGATTATGTCCATATTGGAATCACAGGTCCAACACCATTTTCAATAAAGACAGATAAAAACATTAATGTTGTTAGAAATAGAGAAACAACTTCTGAGATTCCAACACTTAAAGCATTACATAAATTTTGTCTAGAAAACGATGATTATAATGTCTTATATTTTCATGCAACTGGAGTTACATGGACAAATCCTAATAATCAAGATGAGATTCAATACTATACAGCAAAATCTCTTCCATTTTCAGTTAAACAAATAAACGAAAATAAAACTCGCTGGAGAAATTATCTTGAGCACTTTATAATTGATAACTGGAAAGAATGTAATACTATACTTTCTATGTATGACTGTGTTGGAACTGAGTGGGCGAACAGAGTTATTTTAGATAATAAATTTATGTACTTACCGCATTATGCAGGTAATTTTTGGTGGGCTAGTTCAGACTACATAAAAAAACTAGATTTGGATTTCATTGAAAAAGATTCAAAATTAAAGTATTGGATGTGTGAATTTTGGATTGGTTCTGGTAATCCGAAATACTATAACTTTTACTATAGTGGAAAGAATCTTTATATTAATCCAATAGAAGAATCGCAGTATAAAGGTGTTGATCTACTTTCATCATTAATGTGAATACTATGACAAAAATTGCAATTTTTTATCATGTGTATCAATATGGTGATTGGGAAAATGTGTTCAAAGAGCAGATAGATAAACTTAAAAAGAGTGGTCTGTTTGACAGAGCCGATTTTCTATACATTGGAGTTAATGGTGAAGAACTCTTACCTTTAAGTGCAGAAGATTATGACAGAATCGATGTGTTACAAAGGATTTATGGTGAAGACAGAATACAAGGGGAAACCCCCACTGTACGAGCACTTTATGAGTTCTGTGCATCAAAACAAGAAAATTATAACGTCTTGTTTCTCCATACAAAAGGAGTGACGTGGTCTGACAATAAAAAGAAGAAGGTTTATTATTCCAGCGTTGAAGAATTGGCTACGATATGGGCAGACACAAGTAATCCAAAACACAAACTTGTAAAAATTGACAACTATAGTAATATTACAAAATGGCGTAGATACATTGAATTTTTCTTAATTGAAAAATGGCAAACATGTCTTAAAAAACTAAACACACCATCACTTCCGACCATGGAAGGGACTACGCAAACATTTGATACAGTTGGAACAGAATGGCTTCCATATTTCTCGACTCAATCTCAAAAGCCAAAAGTATATGATCTTGGTCACTATGCTGGCGGAATGTGGTGGGCTAACTCAGACTATATAAAAAAACTGAACTGGAATTTTATTATTGACAATGACGAGTTGCACGATGGCGCACTTGAGGGTCGAAGATTTTTGTGTGAAGCATGGATTGGATTAGGTAAACCAATTTTTTATAACTTTCACAATACAAATAAAGATCTTTATCTTAATGCTGTTGAAGAGTATGAATACAGGAATAGATTTATGCTAAACAATAAAAACACTGCACCAAATGGTCGCATTTGTATGATTTCAATGTTTAAGAATGAGGCTGGTGGTATCGGTAAGATGCTAGAGTCTGTCTCTCCTTATATTGATTTTTGGGTTTTACAAGATAATGGTTCTACTGACGGTTCTCCAAAAATTGTAGAGGAATGGGCGAAAAAATACAACATTCCTGGATTCATGTACAAGTGTGAAGAAGGCTGGATTGGTTACGGTTGGAATCGTGATCATGTGCTTCAGAAAGCATTGCAAGCAAATCATAATTGTGATTGGATTATGAAGATGGATTGTGATGAGGCTCTTGAGATCGATGATGACTTCAATTGGGAAGAGTTGAACGATCATTCAGTTCATGCATATTCCGTACACGCTAAGGCTCCAGGATGCCAATACTTTAGAACATGGATTTGGCGATCTGATTTACCATGGAGATTCAATCACGATCCAGCACACGAAACAATTTACCTTGACAATCAATTTGGTCATAATTACTCATGCAAAAATTTAGGTCTTAAATTTAAGATGCTTGCTGGAGGAAATTCAACTGGAGAAAGTCACCAGAATCCTGCAAAGTATGCATTAGATGCTTTGAAACTCGAAGAAAAGTTAATTCGAGAAAATTCAATGCTTGAAAACATGTATCATTTCTTTTATGTTGGTAAAAGTTATGAAGACTCGATGCCAAACAAACTTCCGCTTGGAGAAAATCATAATATTGAAATGGCAAGAAGAACTATCTTCTATTTCAGTGAATGGTTAGAAAGAAATAATCCTGGATTCATGACAACATATAAGCGAAACAGTTCTGAAACTATTGATGAAATGGGGTATTATGCTTGTAATGTGCTTGGTATTGCGCACAGACGTCTTGGCGAGCACTATAAAGCGATTGAATGGTGGGAAAGAACGGAGCAATTTGTTCCATCAAGAAATGACCATTTGATCAATATGGCAGAAACTTATTGGGAATTAACAGACTATAAAAAGATGCTGCAAGTAACGACACGATTGATGCATCCAGACAGAAAGAATCCATTCCCATATGTTCAATTTGCTGTTTCTCAACACCATTATTATGACACTGGAACACACGTGCAATTTTTACATGAACAAGCAATTGCTATGAATGAGCAATATACTCCTATGGGTTCATTATTTGCAATGAATCGCAATCCAAGAAAAAAATTATGGGTTTTTGATAACTTCTATGAGGATCCATACGCTCTTCGCGAATTTGCTCTAAAACAAGATTTCAATGATGATTTAAGATTTTACAAAGGAAAGCGTACTGCAAATGTATACCACACACCGCAAATCAAACAAAGATTTGAAGAGATCATGGGAGTCAAGATTCGAGACTTCCCTGGAAATGGAACGATGAATGGTGTTTTTCAGTATTGCACTCCAGAAGATCTTCTTGTTCATCACCACGACGGTCAGACATGGGCTGCAATGATATTCTTAACTCCAGATGCACCGTTTGAAACTGGAACTTCTTTCTACCGCCATAAACAAACTGGAATTACACTCGCAGATCCACCAAAATCAGACGTATATTCAATGCATGGATTTTACGATCGAACAAAGTTTGAACTAATTGATCAGATTGGAAACGTCTTTAATCGCCTTGTAATTTTTGATGCGCGTTGTTTACACTCTGCCACTCAATATTTTGGAACAAAGAAAGAAGATGCTAGACTTTTTCACATTTTCTTTTTCGATTAGGAATATATACTAACATGGCATACTTAAATGCAAACATACCGCCCATAGAATGCTATGTGCGGACCAATTTTCTTCAGAACAGAACAGAGTTCGATGAAGCGAAGGACACATATCTTCCAGTCCTTATATTCGGCGTGGCGTCGATACCGCATCGTGCCCCACTTTTTCATTTCATCATGGAAGATGAAGGGCTTTGGTTTCGCATGCCGATCCACGCTTTCTGCCATAAAGTTCCTGCGCCGCAAAAAGCCTTACACAATCTAGTCTTGTGGGATTCATTTAGTTCATACATTGGCGTCACTCAGTTCGATTTTCTTTGTAACAAAAGAATGCGCTATATAGACAGAGAAAAGCGATGGCAAGAAGGGACATATCTGTTCACTCTTGATTGGTCGCAAGAAGATCGGAACATGGCTGATGTTGGGTTCAGTGAAGTTCCAGGGCAGCATAAATGTGGTCATGTAATTAAACTCGATGATGGTAATTTTGCTATTCAACCAAATAATCGTATACGTGCATTTGAACCATCATTTGTGACAAAACCAGGGCAGAATGTCATTGAAAGAAAACTCGGAACACAAATGTGGTCTGTAGAAAATTCTGCCAAGTGGGTGTTATCAGATGATGATAGATACGAATACGAGGTAAAAGAAAATGTCTGACGTAGACAACGAATTTGATTTTGGATTTAGTTTTGAGGATGAGGAAGCAGTTGTAAAAACTGTGGCACCTGCTGCTCCAACTGCAAACAATGATCAATTGCTTGCGCTACAAGCAAAAATTGATACTCTATTAGACGCCCAAGAGCAGACATTACAAAATGCATATGTTGCTGCTCTTGAAGAAAAACATAAAGCAAAACTAAAAGAACTAGAAGGATTGATTCTTCCGCTTCTTTACAATTTAATGAAAAACCCAGACAAGCCAATGATCAAATGGGAAAATCGTGAACCTGTGATTAAGAAGCAGATTGAAAAGATTCTTGCTGTAACTAGGGGGTAATTATGCCTGATTTAAAGATTGTTTGTGACAATTGTGGATCTTCCTTCGCATTATCATTTGATGATGAAGAAGTAAGTTACTCTCCAAGTCACTGTCCATTCTGTGGTGATTTTTATGATACGGAAAATGAAGAGTTAGACTTCAATGACGATTCTGATTATTTTTCAGAAGAAGATGAATCTGACGAAGATCTTCTAGACGAAGATGATTACAGTAGGCATTGATTACAGCCTGACTTCTCCTTGTGTTTGCATCAGTAAAGATAAAACATTTTCAAATTCTTATTTTTATTTTTTAAACGATCGTAAAACGGTACAAGGAAAGTTCCACAATATCCTCGGCGAGGAGCATGAGGAATACTTAACAGATCAAGAACGATATGAGAATATCGCAAGTTGGGTGTTAACTATCCTTGGTGGGTTTGAAAAAGAAGAAGTTGTAGTTTTAATTGAAGATTATTCTTTTGGCTCTAAAGGAAAAGTTTTTAATTTAGCCGAGAACTGTGGTATATTAAAGTACATGCTTTACAAAAATGGTTATAAGTTTTTTACTGTGCCTCCAACTGTTGTAAAGAAATATGCAACAGGAAAAGGTAACGCAACAAAAGAAAAGATGTACGAAGCCTTTATTGCTGAGACAGGTATTGAGTTGCATAACATTATCAGTCCAACAACCAAACTTGGCTCACCAACAACTGACATTGTTGATGCTTGGTATATCGCGAGGTACATGCAAGAAAAACGTGTGGAGAAGGTGTGATGGAAACTTTTATTCGTGTTTGGAAAAACTTTATTCCAAAAGAAACATGTGACTATATTATCGACAGATTTGAACATCATCATAGTAAATTAGAATTACGCCATTTAGCGGAAGACAATAAATGGAATAATTCTATGAATAGAAAAGACTATGCAATTTTTTTGAATCGTGAAGAGTATGGCGAACCAGAATTAACAAAACTTATCTCAGATGCTGTTGGTAGTTGTGCTACACAATATGGAGAAGAATTTGGTCATATCAAAGATCAATTCTTAACAAATAGAAATTGCATTAAAATTCAAAAAACCCCTCCATATGGAGGATATCATATTTGGCACCACGAGCAATATGCAGGTTCTGATACTCACGACAGAGAGTTAGTATGGACGGTATATCTAAACGACATGCCAGAAGGCGAGGCAGAAACTGAGTTTATGTATCAACATACAAAAGTACAACCAACTGTTGGGAGTGTTTGTATTTTTCCTGCAGCGTTTACACATTTACATCGTGGCTTGACTGTTTACACACATCCGAAGTATATTGCTACTGGCTGGTACTTTATTAAATGAGAGGTGTCAAATGGACCTAAAAGAAATCGATGGTGCAATTTGGGGGATCACGCCTCAAGAAAATGGATTCAACGAGGTTGAGACAACTGTCTATCAATTTAAAGATAAACAAACTCCATATGCAACGCAAGATCTTGAGATGCACAAATACAATATCTTGACCTTTAAGTCGGCTGCAGAACCAGAGTCAATTGAGTTTATGAAGGCACATATTGGAGACGTGAGACATTTTATTGACAACTACGCTAAAGCAGGATACAATGGTCTTATGGTAAAGGAAGGTTGTATTCCAAAAAAGACAATTAAGGAAATGATTAAAGTCACTTTCAAGAATTGGCATTTACCAGAAAAGTCCCTCAAACCAATCTTATCTCAGGTGTAACATGGTATTTACAAAAGAAAACTTGCTTGATATGCTCCGCAACAATGTTGTCACTGTCACATTCACAAAACTTGATGGAACAGAGCGCACAATGAAGTGCACGTTGCTTGGAGAATATGTTCCTGCTCCACTGACAAATAATCAAGTTCTCTTGCAAGAAAATCGCGGCAGCGATAATAACATTTCTGTCTGGGATACAGAAGTGCAAGATTGGAGATCATTTCGCGTGAGCAACGTTAAGTCAATTAAAATTGGCTAAATAACCAACCAGCCGCCCTACCTTTCGGTGTAAGGTTTGTCGCATAGCGATGGCTGTTTTTGTAAAAGAGGAATCTAGGACATTGTGCGCACGATGTGACGATAGATGAACCGAGACTTTTAAGAAATATTTTCGAAACGACTTTTCTCTATATACTGATTCCAACCTAAAGGAGTCAGTTCATGAAATCTAAACTCGCAGTTCTATTTGCATTTGCTTTAATCTTAGTATCTCATGTTGCCAATGCGCAAGGCAGAGATCAAATTACAGCAGTCGGATCTTCAACAGTATATCCATTCACAACAACAGTGGCTGAGCAATTCGGTCGTGCTGGAAAGTTCAAGACACCAAAGGTCGAATCAACAGGCACTGGTGGTGGTATCAAGTTATTCTGTAACGGCGTTGGTCCACAATTCCCAGATGTTGCGAATGCATCACGCGCAATGAAGAAAGGCGAGTTTGAAACATGCGTCAAGAATGGCGTCAGCGAAATCATTGAAATCAAAATTGGTTATGATGGATTGACAATTGCTGATGCAAAGTCTGGTGCGATTTCTTCTCTTACAAAGAAGCAGGTTTGGTTGGCACTCGCAAAACAAATTCCAGATGCTTCAGGTAAGTTGGTCAACAATCCAAACAAAACTTGGAAAGATGTTGATGCATCTTTACCAGCAATCAAGATTGAAGTTCTTGGTCCACCACCAACTTCTGGTACACGCGATAGTTTTCATGAGTTGTTCATGGAAGAAGGTTGCCCATTTGAAAATAAAAAGCAATGTCACGCAATTCGTGAAGATGGTGCATACATTGAAGCAGGTGAGAATGATAATCTAATCGTTCAAAAACTTGTAGCAAATAAAAATGCTCTTGGTATTTTTGGTTATTCATTCTTGGATGAGAACAAAGATCGTGTCAAAGCATTGAAAATCGACGGTATTGCTCCAACCTTCGAAACAATCTCAAGTGCTAAATATACTGCGGCTCGACCACTATTCATTTATGTCAAGAAGCAACACATTGGTGTGATTCCTGGACTAAAAGAATTTGCGGAAGAGTATGTGAGTAACAAAGCCATTGGCGAGGAAGGTTATCTTTCAGACCGTGGTCTAGTTTCTCTTGACTCATCTGAACTTGCGCAAGTAAGAAAAGATGTCAAAGTCATGAAAAACTTTAAGCCGTAATTTCGCGGTATAGCAAGGAGTATATGATATGCGTAAAGCAATTCTAGCATCTGTTATTTTGAGTGCAATGTTCTCAGCAGCACAGGCTGCTGATGTGAAGTTGAGTGGCGACTTTGGTTATCGTAGCGATGATCTTGAAGTTGGTTCAGTCAACTCTAATCGTGATCGTCTTCGTTTGCAATTAAATGCAACTGCTAACGTCAATGACAAGACAAAAGTTGTATTCGGTGTTCGCACTGGATCAACAAAGTCATCTTGGAATGACATGGGCGAAGGCAATTCATTGAAGAATGTTGGACTTAATTTGGCATATGTTGAATATGCAGCTGCGCCATTTGCAAAGGTAACACTTGGCAAGATGAATCGTCCTTGGGCATCTGATGCGTTGTTCTTCGACAACGACATCAAGCCAGAAGGATTGGCAGTTGCGGTGAAACATGACAGCGGTCTTTCAGCCAGTGCTTTCAATCTAAAATTAGTTGAAGGTGGCGTTGCTAAAGACAGCGATCTTGTTGGTCTACAAGTTGGGTTGAGCAAGAAACTTGCTGGTCTTGATGTTGCTGCTCATGCAACAACATTGAAGCAGGAAGTCAAAGTTGGTAATGCTCTTGTAAAGCATGATCAACTTGTTCTCGGTGCATCACTCAAGAAGGATGTTGCTGGCGTGCCAGTAAAACTTTTTGTTGAGCAACTAACCAACGATGAGGCTAAAACCCAAGACAAGGCAACAGCATACGGTGTTACCTTTGGAAATGCAAAAAATGCAGGTGATTGGGAAGTAAGTCTATTGAAGCAAGATGCAGAAGCCAATGCACTCTCAGCCGTTTGGACTGACAGTGACTTTGGTGGTGAAGCAACACTTCATGACGGTACAGCCATTCGCGCAGCCTATGGGCTTGCTGATGGTTGGAAGGTTCGCGGCAGTCTCTTTGATGTAGAGGTTGGTGCAGCCAAAGCCGATTACAAGCGACTTATGGTCGATCTTGTATTTGCGTTCTAATCTAGTCTGCTACTAGAAAAAAGAAGGGGGGCGAAAGCCCCCCAACTTTTTAGATCAGCCCACGCGCAATATTAAACGCACGTATTTCTTCAGGTGTATAGATTTTTACAGGTCCATGTTTGCGAGTTTCGCGGCGAAATTTCTTAAAAGAGTAAACGACTTTGACGTTTTTAACTTTAGGCTTTTTCATAAATTACCCTACGACCTTTTCAACAATATACAATTCTTCAGAACGCGACCTACCGTTGAGCCTGAAGGCGATTATACTAGCCTCCTCTTTGGTTCGCACAGTCACTACAGGCTCACGCTTCCTAGGCTGTCCAGGAAGAAAAAACGTATGCTTGATCATTACGTTATAACCTAACTGCTTGTCACTTTTCATACACTTCTCACTAGTCAGGAACACCCTGACCTTACCTATTGAATATAACCTATTTGCACACCGTGGAATACGGTAACTAAACGAGACTCATTCAGTAGTATGGTTATACTATAACAACGCACCCCCTATTCGCTTCAACGACCATCTTGTAATTGTACGCCATTCCATTTAGAATAACAAGAACTAAATTTCTTTATAAATCAACAACTTACGTGCGCCTCTAACCTGTTGATTTTACAGGAGTTTTTTCTCTTGTCGAATTCACCGAATTGAGCGATAATGGTTGTATGAGTGATGCAAATAGGTACGCCGACCTAGAACGGCAAGAGGAAGCGTTACGAGCGCAGATTAGCAAGTTACGCGACCAGTTAGACGCAGTACACCTAGAGCGACTTTTACTGGGGGACGCACTCAGAGTCAAGATTATAGACGGAGGCGTTTACAGGAAGCCAGGAGTCGACCAGACGCTCACAGTACGGCGCGAGGGAAAATTCTGGAACGTATACGACGAGCGCGGACTTCAGAAAGGTTACTACAGCAGCGACAACGCCGCACGCGACCTAGGAAACTGGGGCGCGAAGTTAGTAGCCTAACACCCCCAAAGGGGACTTTACTTTTTACAGATTGTGAGATAAGATAGAAATATGGCAAAGTTTATTCCAAAGGTTGTTCCCGAACCCATCTGGGAAAAGAGCACTGAACCGTGCACACAGTTTGATCTTGTGCGAGCATTCCAGTGGTACAATAACAACAAAGACTCCAAGGATGCGCGCAAGTATCTCTTGGAATATCTTGAGAAGAATTCACTCATTACTCCAGTCCAAAAGCAAGCAGCAGATTATCTGAATGCTTCTTGGAACATCGTTGATGGATGGCTTGCTCGCTGTCTTTCTCGTGGCGCATGGGTGCCTGACAATACATACAACAACTTCTTGGAGCGCATTGAGGCGTTCAAAGTTCGTCTTGACATCATCGTCCACGATCGTGGACTGAATGCCGTACAGGTTCAGACTGATAACGTCATCTCAATCCAAGAGCGAGTGACAGCAAAGACTGACTATTACATCATGGAGTTAGAAGCCAAGTTCGATGAGATCTGGCATCAAAACTCAACCGAAGATTTCTGCCCCTATACTTGGATGATTGAGAATGGCGTCAAGCCAATGCATGCAACCAAGATTGGCGAATACTTCCGTGAACGCGCAAAAGATTGGGTGCGAATGATTGATGCTCGCAAGACCGATGAGTACATCAAGGAATCGTATCCACGCTCTCACAAGGAATATCTCCACGGTGCAAATTTCTTTTTGTTGTTTGCAACCGATGCCGAGAAACTGGCTTCGAACAAGAATGCTGCTCGCAAGCCGCGCAAGAAGAAGCCAGTCTCGTTTGAGAAGAAAGTTGCTCGCCTCAAGTTCAAGAAGGACGATACTGAGAACAAGTTGGTCTCAATCGATCCTGTGAAGATCATGGGAGCAGAGAAGTTGTGGGTGTATAACGTCAAGACTCGGAAACTTGGTGTGTATGTCGCGCGAGACGATGCTGGACTTGCTGTAAAGGGTTCCAGCATCGAAAACTATAAATACAGTGAGTCTATCTCCAAGACTCTCCGAAAGCCGAAGGACGTGCTCTCGCGAGTCTTGGATGGCGGTAAAGTTGTTCTGCGTAAGGTCATGGGCGAGATTAATTCGAAGCCCAGTGAGTTGAACGGTCGAATCAATAAGGACACCATTCTTCTGCGAGTAGAATAATGATTGCAATTACGAGCAATTATCTCCGTCGATCCGATTCAGCCATGATTCGGAAGTATTCAAGATTTGTCTTGAATCGTCTAGTGCGACCATGCATTCAGAAACGTTCGAAGATCACCATCAAGGTTCTTGGTGAAGATGAGATTCGTGATGCTGCTGATCTTCTTGATCTGAAGAAGTATAAAGCATGGTGCACTTATGATGGTCTTGACGAGGAAGGCAACAAGAAGTTTACAGTTGTTCTGAATTACAAGCGCATTAGCAAACTTGGCAAGAAGCCACAAACAAGACTCAAACAGTTGCTCATTGATCTTGGGCACGAGTTGACTCACATCAAGCAATATCTGAACAATGAATTATTCGACTACAAGAGTGGCGATGTTCGCTACAAAGGATTGGTGTTCGATGCTTCACACTACACGGATGAAGAAAAGTATTTTGACAGTCCGTGGGAGATTGAAGCCTATGGGCGTGAGTTGGGTCTGTACAAGATCTTTTGTAATAAACTAAAAGAGGAGCGTTTGAGTAAGTAATCATGTCTAGCAAAAAGAAGAATGAGTTCCGTGAAAAAGATTATAGTCGGAACAGCGAAGGATTGAAGCAGCGTCGTTTGAAAGAAGAGTCGCGTTGGAAGTTCAATCCGAATCAAGAGTATGAATCAGATGATTTTCTCGAGGAAGAGGACTGGTTCCAAGATCCAAACTTCGAAGATCGACGCTAATTTCCCGTTCGGGAACATGTTACCGTAAGTTGTTGATTTTACAGAGAAATTTACCGATCGGGTAAGTTATTGATTCTATTAGAGTTTTTTCCCTTGTTGTTTTAGCCTATCTGTGCGATAATAGTTGTATGGAAACACGCAATTATACGTTCGACGAAAACATCGTTTCAGACCTTTACAAAGATGCCTATGGGCATCGTCCAGGAGAATACTTCTGGGCTGACTGGGACGCCTGTAGTGATGATGCCAAGCAGCATCTCTGGGATCGATTGGTTGATGCAGTTGGTGAGTCTATC